TAGAACGTGAACTGTGGCCGTATATCAAAAGTTTTTTAGTATTCCTTAATAGGATTTCAGAATATCCTAAAACTGAAATCACTGAATTGAAAGAAGATGAATATTGTCTAGAACAATTACAAGAAATCTGATGGACGATAGAAGATTAGAAAATTTTAAAAATCTGGTTCGTTCTCTTAACATCAAAGAGGAAGCACCTGTGAATTCTGTCGCTGGTGGTGGAGTTGCTGGTATAACCGGAGAACCACCAGTTTATTTAAAGAAGAAGAAACCACCCATCCTTGCTAGAGGTAAGATGCCTGGTGCTAGAAAGCGTTGGTCGCAGGGGATGTGATGTTCTCGGATCCAAAGGTAGCAGTCCTTGAATCTAAATTTGATATGTATGAGGAGCTTTCGAAAGAGATGCTTGCAAAATTAGAATCGGCAGTAGAAAAGATATCAGAAGGTAATAATCGTATTGCTCAAATCCTCACAAAGCACGATGAGAGAATTGAGCAGAGTATGAAGACAGATACTCTGATCATTAAGATGATTGATGAGTTGAAAGAGACTGAGGAAAGAAATAACACAATCATTCACGAAAGAATTGATAAGATACAAGTAGATATCAAAGCATTCTCTAAGTTCAGATGGCAGGTAGGGGGAGTGTTAGTAGTTGTAGCACTCCTTGTAGGTGCCGGTAGTAGAATCGCACCCTTCTTCTTGACGCAGACCCCACAGCAAGTTATAATAGAACCAGCAAAGTAGCATCCTCTTATAATGGATTTGGTTGACTCCAAGTATATTGGACTAGTATCTTCTCGTCTTCAAAAATTTAAGAGGGTTAAAGATAATCTATACAACTTCCGGTGTCCCATCTGTGGGGACTCACAGAAGAACAAAAATAAGACACGGGGATATATCTACCAGGTCAAAAATAACGCTAACTTCAAGTGCCATAACTGTGGTGCTAGTATGTCTTTCAATAACTTTGTAAAGCATATAGATCCGACACTACACAAGCAATACACACTTGAGAAGTTTAAGGAAGGTCATACTGGTAAAAACTTTGTAGTAGAGGCACCAAAGTTTGAGTTTACTAAACCAGTATTCAGAAAACCTATTGACCTTCCTAAGGCATCAAGTGATTTTAGAGCAAGGAAATATTTGGTAGATCGTAAGATTGACCCTGATAAGTTTTACTTTGCTGACAAGTTTATGGAGTGGTCAAATACACAGAAACAAACATTTGATGCCATCATTAAAGACGAGTCACGTATAGTGATTCCAATGTATGACTCTAGTAAGAATTTAATAGGATTTCAGGGCAGAGCACTGGGAAAGTCATACTCTAAATATATCACTGTGATGTTGAACGATGATTCTCCGAAACTATACGGACTTGAAAGAATCGATGAAGAAAAAACAATCTACATCGTCGAAGGACCCTTCGACTCCACGTTCGTGGAAAACGGCATTGCTATGTGCGGTGCCGATGTTGATGTTAGGTCGTTTGGTTGGAGCGATTATATTTGGGTTCTTGATAATGAACCACGTAACAGAGAAATCGTCAATAGAGTCGCCAAACTCATCGATAGAGGAGAGAAGGTAGTAATCTGGCCAAGTAACATCGTAGAAAAGGACATTAACGATATGGTTCTATCTGGACATAACGTTATGGATGTGTTAAAATTAAATACACATTGTGGATTACAAGCAAAGATCAAATTTAACAACTGGAAAAAGATATGAGCAACGGGACAAAAGTTATCAAGAGAAATGGTAATACTGAATCTCTTGATTTGAATAAACTCCATGTGATGGTGGAAGAGGCATGTACGGATCTTGCAGGGGTATCTGCAAGTCAGGTTGAGATGCAATCAGGTATTCAGTTCTATGACGGCATCTCAACGGCAGAGATTCAGGAGATTCTGATTCGTTCTGCAAGTGATCTGATTGACCTAGACCACCCTAACTACCAGTTCGTGGCAGCAAGACTGCTTCTGTTTGCCACCCGTAAGCAGTTATATGGTCGTATGCACGATACTCCCACTGTGAAGGAGCACGTTATTAAGTGCGTTGATAAAGGAGTTTATGATTCTGAGATTCTCAATCTCTATAGTGATGAAGAGTTTGATAAACTCCAATCAATGATCGATCACCATCGTGACTATTTGTTTACATATGCTGGTTTGAGGCAGGTTGTGGATAAATACCTAGTGCAAGATAGAAGCAGTGGGACTCTCTACGAAACCCCACAGTTTATGTACTTATTGATTGCAGCAACTATCTTTTCGAAGTATCCTAAAGAAACACGACTGGACTACGTAAAGAAGTATTATGACGCAATCTCCCGACACAAAATCAACATTCCCACACCTATCATGGCAGGAGTGCGAACTCCACTTCGACAATATGCTAGCTGTGTTCTTGTTGATGTTGATGACTCCCTCGATAGCATCTTTAGTTCTGATATGGCTATCGGCAAGTATGTTGCACAAAGGGCGGGAATCGGCATCAACGCAGGCAGAATCCGTGGCATCAACGCTAAAATTAGAGGTGGAGAAGTTCAACACACGGGTGTTGTTCCATTCCTCAAAAAGTTTGAGGCAACTGTCAGATGCTGCACTCAAAATGGCATACGAGGTGGAAGCGCAACTGTCCACTTCCCAATCTGGCACCAAGAAATAGAAGACATCCTGGTTCTCAAGAACAACAAGGGTACAGAAGATAATCGCGTGAGGAAACTTGACTACTCTATCCAAATCTCGAAAATCTTTTACGAACGGTTCATCAAGAACGAAGACATCTCACTCTTTAGTCCTCACGATGTTCCAGGTCTGTATGATGCTTTTGGCACTCCATCGTTTGATGATCTCTATGTGGGTTATGAATCTGATAGATCTATTCCACGCAAAACTATCGGTGGTCAAGAACTATTTTTCGACCTCTTGAAAGAAAGAGCAGAAACTGGTAGAATCTACATCATGAACATTGACCATTGCAATTCTCACTCGTCCTTTATGGACAAAGTTGAGATGAGTAATCTGTGTCAAGAGATCACTCTGCCCACTAAACCACTTCAACACATAGACGATCCAAATGGTGAAATTGCTCTTTGCATTCTTAGTGCTATCAATGTTGGTAAAATTAGGGATCTTGAGGATCTTGATGTTCTTTGTGATCTTGCTGTTCGGAGTCTTGATGAACTCATTGATTTTCAGGGGTATCCCGTTAGAGCAGCAGAGATCGCAACTAGAGCACGTCGTTCGTTAGGAATCGGATACATTGGACTCGCACATTATATTGCGAAAAACAACACCAAGTATGATGATCCTGAGACATGGAAACTGGTTCATGACCTTACTGAAGCATTCCAGTATTACTTAATTCAGGCAACTGTTAACCTAGCAAAAGAAAAAGGTGCCTGTGAGTATAGTGACCGAACAAAATACGGAAACGGAATTTTACCCATTGATACATATAAAAAGGAAGTGGATGAAATAGTTCCTAATGAGTTACGTTACGATTGGGAGTCTCTTAGAAAAGAGGTACTCGCATATGGAGTCAGGAACAGCACTTTGTCCGCACAAATGCCTTCAGAGAGCAGTTCCGTTGTGTCAAATGCCACAAATGGAATCGAACCACCTAGAGGATACCTGTCCATTAAGAAGAGCAAGAAAGGACCACTCAAACAGATTGTTCCTCAATATGCAACTCTTAAGAACAATTATGACCTTCTTTGGGAGATGGGGTCCAATCGTGGTTATATTAATGTTGTTGCTGTGATGCAAAAATTCTTTGATCAGGCAATTTCCGGTAACTGGAGTTACAATCCAGAACATTACCCCAACAATGAAATTCCTGTGTCAGTTATGGCACAAGATCTCTTAACTACATATAAGTATGGTTGGAAGACCAGTTATTATCAAAACACATATGATATCAAGACTGACGAAGTTGAAGAGTCTACAGAATCACTTGATAGTTTAATCAGTCAATTAGAAAACGCAGAGGAGGAAGAGTGTGAGTCTTGTAAGATTTAAGACAAATAAAGAGGAACGTCCAATGGTCGATTCAATGACCGTCTTTAATTCAGAGGAGGTAGATACTAAAAAGCAACCAATGTTCTTTGGTAAACCACTAGGTATTCAAAGATATGACTCATACAAGTATCCAGTTTTTGATAGACTAACAACACAACAACTAGGATACTTCTGGCGTCCAGAAGAGGTTTCATTACAAAAAGATCGTGCAGACTATCAGACACTACGCCCTGAACAAAAGCATATTTTTACCAGCAATCTTAAGTACCAGATCATGCTGGATTCTGTACAAGGGAGGGGTCCTGGGATGGCTTTTATCCCTTACTGCTCACTACCTGAGTTAGAGGCATGTATGGAGGTCTGGGGATTTATGGAGATGATCCATAGTCGATCCTATACCCATATCATCAAGAACATTTATTCTGATCCATCAGATGTGTTTGACCACATTCTGAATGATGATCGTATTGTTGAACGTGCTATGAGTGTGACTCAAGCATATAATGACTTTATCAATGCAGCACATGCCTGGGATAATACCCAACAATGGCAACACGCATTAGAACAAGTCCCATACGCACAAGAGGCAAGGTATGAACTCAAGCGCAAACTCTTCAGAGCAGTTGCAAACGTTAATATTCTTGAAGGTATTCGCTTTTACGTATCATTTGCGTGCAGTTTTGCTTTTGGCGAACTCAAGCTTATGGAAGGAAGTGCAAAGATCATCTCCCTGATTGCCCGTGATGAAAATCAACATCTTGCCATCACTCAGAATATTCTGAAGAAGTGGAGAGAAGGTGATGACCCAGAGATGAAGAAGATTTTTGAAGAGGAGGAGCAATGGTTAATCGATACTTTTGAGAACTGTGTTAATCAAGAAAAACTTTGGGCAGAATATTTGTTTAAAGATGGATCTATGATTGGTCTGAATGATAAATTACTTCAACAGTATGTCGAGTGGATTGCCAATCGTAGAATGAAAGCAATCGGATTAAAACCAATCTATGACATTCCCGCAAAGAATAACCCACTCCCCTGGACGGAACATTGGATTTCGTCAAAGGGTCTCCAAGTGGCTCCACAGGAGACAGAAGTCGAATCCTACATCGTCGGAGGAATCAAACAAGATGTCACAGAAAACACATTCGCAGGATTCAGCCTCTGATCCAAGGAACGAAGATGATTATGATACTTGGGAGTATGGTACTGAACCACTCCCTGATGATCACACTTGGGGAACGAAAAAAATAGCCACGTTTGATCACCTTGGATTTGGTAATTATGACGGATATGAGGAATCATATAAGGAAGCTGCAAAAACAGATTCATATCTCTTCGGAGATTATGATGCATATCAAGCATATAAGGAGGACTCTTAGGGGTCCTCTTTTTTTATAAATACTATATAAAGGGTATAAAGAATTAAAATGAAATCCTTATCACAATCAGAATATGGAGAACTGAGATTTCTCTATGAGAGTATGTATGCTCCTGAGGTAGAGACTATCTTGGAAGATTTTACGGATGAAGACCTTGATCTCACTGATGAAGAGATTGAAGAGCAAGTAGAAGAAGTTTTCCTTGAGTTTATTGAGGAAGGATATGATATTGATGAGATTGAAAATATAATTTGTGAAGCAATAGATACCGAGTTGGAAGTTCTCAATGAAGTAACCAGTCCTGCAAAGGTTGCTGCATTAAGAATGAAAAATAAGAACGCAGCAGCTGCTGGAGAAGGTCGTGGAGGTGATGCTGGTGCTAAGGCAAGAGCAAAACTGAATGTCAGCAAGCAGAAAGTTGGTGGTTCCTCAGAGAAGAAGGCATCCACACTTTCTAGAGTCAAGGGTGCAGTTAAGAAGGTTGCTAAGGCAGCACAGGGTGGTGTAGGACTTGCTGCAAGGGCAGTAGGAACAGCACAGAGAGCAGCCAGTGCAGTCAAGGGTGCTGCTAAGAGTGGATATGAAAGAGGCAGACAAGGATCTGGTGGATCTTCCTCTGGTTCTTCTTCATCCACATCTACACCTTCTTCTAGTTCTTCTTCATCCAGTGGATCTTCCACTTCTTCATCATCTTCAGGTGGTGGTTCATCCTCAGGATCCTCTGAAGCACCTAAGAAGAGAAAGGATGGTCTTCTGAAGAGAGCAATCAAAAAGGTTGTCAGAGGAGTTTCTAAGGGTGTCTCTGCTGCCGCAGGAGCAGTCAAAGCAGGTGCTGATTCAATTACCGATAGAGCAAGGAAGGAATCCATGAACCACACAGATGTTAAAACAATTCAAGAACTTTACAATAGCATTTATGAATCTCAACAGGTTGATGAAGAATTAATTGATGAAGATTCACGTCGTAAGGCACTCCGTCAAGAAGAACTGGAAGCAACAGGATTGTTCTCTGATAGTGAGATTGAAGCAATCATGGAAGCAGAAATGAGTGAGGGTTATAAAGAGATTAGTTTTGATAAGCATCAGAGAATGTATGACAGATATAAGAAACTCGGCAAGGCTGCTATGCAAGATGCTCGTGATTCTGGTGAAGCATCCGGAACCAATAGAATGAAGATGGGTAAAATGAGTGCTGTTATTGATAAGTCCTCTGAGAACTTAAGAAAGAAGCAAACTAAAGATCAACTTACCGGTAGAGGTTGATACAAAACTCAAATAATACTCAGGGGGGCTTGACAAGTCCCCTTTTTTTGTCTAGAATACCTTTGTTAGGGTTGAAGAATAAATAATAGCTCATTGAGTTCTATAAGATGAGCTATGAGAATCCATGGGTATACCAAGAGAGAAATTTTGATACTTGCGATATTGGTGATTACTTTGGGTTTGTTTATCTCATCACCAATAAGTCCAATGGAAGACAATATATTGGAAGAAAGTATTTCTGGTCATTTAGAAAACCACCAGGAAAAAAGAGAAAAGTAAAACAAGAATCAGATTGGAAAAAGTATTATGGCTCTTGTCCTGAATTGAAAGATGATATAAAATTATATGGCAAAGAGTTCTTCAGTAGAGAAATACTAAGTCTTCACGAAACCAAGGGAACATGTAACTATGAAGAAACCAAACAACTTTTCATTAATAATGTCTTATCTGAGACGCTTGACACAGGGACACCGGCATACTATAATAGCAACATCCTTGGACGCTACATGCGTAAAGACTATGGAAACTTTGGAGAACACTCTACAGAACACACATGACTGGGCAGTTGACAGAATGCACACTCTGTGCCAATCTCCTGCCAATGATTCTGTAGAATGTGTTGAGAACGCTCATGCAATTCACTGTGAGTTTGCCGAATGGTTAGACCCTACTGCTGATGACCATGAAATTTATTCACTTGAATATCTTGGAGAAAATGATTAATCCTTTATTAATAAGCGGAATGCTTGCATTCTATCCTGCACCTCCTGCTGTGGAAGAACCACCAGCAGTAGTAATCCAGAAGAGTTGGAAATGCCCTGGATGTACTACTGAGGAGAAGTATGTTCTCGCAATGTTGCAGGAGAAAGCAAACATTAATGACAAGTATGCTCTTGCTACGATTATGGGAAATATCCAGCAAGAGTCTATGTTCAAACCCAACATCTGTGAAGGTGGTGCTCGTGTTGCTTATCAGCATTGCTACAGTGGTGGATATGGTTTGATTCAATGGACTACTGTTGGTCGTTATCGTGGATTAGGTTCCTTTTGTAAGAAGTATGATTGTGACCCTAGTAGTTTAAAAGGTCAAGTTCATTACATGATTAATGAACCACAATTTCAAAAAGTACTCCCACGTTTTCAAGGACGTGGGAGTACAGTTGACCAATATATGAACTCTGCCTATTATTGGTTGGGATGGGGAATCCATGGAAATAGAACTCGTTATACGTATAATTACTTAAACAAACTTGTTTGGAGTTAAGATGGGTAAATTTTCTAAGATCATAAAAAAAGCAGTCGATCTTTTTAAAAAGAAAGAACCTGTAGTTGATCAACTTGAAGAACCTGCTTATACTGTTGGACCAGGACATTTTAGTCATGGATATAGTCCTTATAAAGGAATCAAGTCAGAACCTTATATTGGTGTTCCTGCTCCTGCTTACTTGCAAGAAGACCCTTGGTTTGGTCCTGTTCCTGAGTATACTGAAAAGCAACGTGATTACATGGAAATGGAATTTGAAATGAAGAAACGGGAGGACCAACAACGTAAAGAGACTACCAAAGAACCTGAAGACATTCATGAGATCATGTATCAAATGTCACAAGGTAATTGGAATACTGTGATAGAATCACAAGGTGGTTCTGAGCACTTTCATGAAGGACCTGGTGGTTGGAACTCTGGCACTGGTATGGGACAATTTAGATGACCGATAAAGAATTGCAAGAAGAGAAGTATCGTGAACTTCGTGCTCAAGCACTCAAATGTTTGCTCACGAAGTATGGTCATCTGATGGATGGAGTATCACCCAAGCACACAAATCAATCATTGTATGGGTGTGCTGAGGATTGGGTATCTAAAGGTAATATAACTACCTTTGGAATCATAAAATATTATGAGGCATATTACACATGAAAAAGATTATTATGAGTGTCTTGGCAGCAGCATCATTATCTGCACCAGCACTTGCCGATGACTCTAAAATCACCAAGGGTTACAATACGATGGATTCCATGGGGTGTATGTTAGTCCGGGATTGTACCGATGGAGTCAAAGAAGTTAACAGCATTGTGGATATTTCTGGTGAGTATTCCAATTGGGTTGATTTTAGTTTCGTTACTGACGAGTTCGACAGAATGCTCTCTGCCCTTAATAAGGTCGGAGTTAAGGTGTTTCTAGCACCAGAGAAGTATTTCCCTGCTCAGCATCGTGGTGTTTATCATACGGTTGGTAATAACTTCTTTTTAAATAAAGAATTTATGAATAGTCCCACAACTCTGATGTCTGTAATGCGTCATGAAGGATGGCACGCTGCACAAGATTGTATGGCTGGAACAATTGATAATAGTATGATTGCTATCATCAAACCTGAATATGAAGTTCCAATGATCTATCAGGTAATGGTCGAACGAACCTATCCCAAACATGCTTGGCCTTGGGAGAAAGAAGCATCCTGGGCAGGACGTACTGAGGGTATGACAATGAAGGCACTGGAGGCATGTGCTGCCGGTCCTATGTGGGAGGTCTATGAACCAACTCCACTCACACGTAAGTATCTTGTAAATGAGGGTTTTATCAAATGAATTTCTTAATTGCCGCACTGGCACCTGTTTTTATCACGAGTCCTATCACTAAAAAACCTGTAGAGGTTCCTACTTCTGTGGTTCAAAAGTGTCAGAATATTATGGAATTTAGTGTCTATAAGGAGAATAAAAGTGAACTTGAAGAACTCAGAACTCTTGATTGTTACTACATGAATATGGGTCACTACAGTCTTCCATATGATCTTTATTTTCCTGAAGATCGATACCCTAGATCTCCAAGAAACTAAATAATATTATTCCATAAGGAACAACCAGCCAAGAAGAGTTCTGTGAGAAACTCCTATTGTGTTATAATTGGGACTCTTTGTTGGATAAAATTTTTTACATATGTCTAACTTAACAAGGGACGTATTAATTAAGAACATCGTTGCTGAAGAGATGAGACACAACGATGGGACTAATTATGCGGAAATCCTAAAGAATTCATATCAAAGATGGGAACACGAATCAAGTTACGTTCTCTGTCAAAAATTTAATCAAATCGAACACACAAACATCACTGTAGACCTTCTCCAATCATAAATAGCAGAGCCATGCTTGCTACATATGCCAGAAGAAGTTAAAACTCCTGAGGTAAATAAAGAGGAACCTAAAAAGAAGGGTCCTCTTGGCAAACTTAAAGAAAAGGTTGAAGACGCAGACGAACAACTTGCGATTCTTTCAACGTTTGTACGACTAGGAATTTTAGTATGGTCTGGTGGTATTCTTACTCTAGCGTATATTAAACTCCCACCTGCTTTTGGTATTCCAGAACAGAAACTTGATCCAACTTTCATTGCATCCGTATTTACTGGGGTTCTAGCAACCTTTGGAGTTCAGACTGCGAAGAAGGGTGCTAATGGTTCTGCTGCTGGTGGTGGTGTTAGCAAAGCAGATTTACAGAAGTTGATCGATGCAGCTGCCCAAACTGCCCCTGCTCAGACAATCAGAATCGAGCAAGCTCCAATCAAAATTGCAGGACAAAATGATGGAGAACCCCCAATCAAACCGACCATTTAAGTGGATTCTCCTTTCAGTGGGAACACTGTTTGGAGTTGCACATCTTGGTGTTATTGGGCATCTGATGAGTCGAACTCAGATGCCTCAAATTGATCTGCCTTTGGGTGATTATAGTTCTTATGTTATCCGTGCCGGAAAGCATGGATATGTGATTGAGTATAAGGCAAATGATCCAAAGGTGATGACGACTACAAAGAATGTTAAAAAGAATGGTGGGTTCTTAGGAATCGGTGGTAATACGGAGATAGAAACTTTTCAGCAATACACAATGAACGGTTCTCCTAATACAGGAGGAGGTTCTATGGGAAAGTGGAGTGCAAAAAGAGAAGAGTGTATCAAGGCGGCAGGTGGTGGGGAACAAACAGGAAGGATAGTCGGTGCTAGTATCGGAACAGGTGCCGCATCTTTCTTATCAGGAATTCCATACATAGGATGGGTTGCTGCCGGATGGGTAGCAATGTTCGGACAGGACAAAGGTGCAGAGATTGGTGGAGAACTTGCCACATCAATGACGGAGGGTTGTGATGAATTTATTGCTGAGACCACTGAATAGTGTTAGTGATGTAACTTGGAGTATTGTAATTTGTATGTTACTGCTTCTTTTTGGAGTTACTTACTACATATATACTATTATGAATATGGCCTTCGCAGAACTGAACGATGCCGGATCAAATCAACCAGAAGGACGCGGACCAGGATCAGGAGATAGCACTCCTGAAACACAGAATTGAAGATACTGATGCATTAGCAGAAGAACTTCGTCAACGTGTTCGCAAACTAGAACGTTGGGTTGGTGGTGCTGCTGCTGTTATTTCTGCTGCCATTACTGTTATAGGAATTGCTATTGCTGCCGATGCACAACCTGCAAAGGCATTTGTTGAAGAGGGTATGAGTGAAGAACCATGTCCTTTGCAATTGATTAGATCATCATACGTTACTGAAGTCAGTGTATTAACTGAGGAGATCGATTATGGGAGCAATGTTACCACCGAGCAGGAAGTCCTGTTACAACTTTCGAGTGATAAAGATTAATCGTGTTGTCGATGGCGATACTATTGATGTTACTATTGATCTCGGGTTTGATTTATACAAGAAAGAAAGAGTTAGAGTTGCAGGAGTTGATACACCGGAAAAGAGAACCCGTGATCTTGAAGAAAAGGCGTTAGGTCTTGATGCCACTAATTGGATGAAAGAAAAATTAGATGCTGCTATTAAGGGAGAGGATGACTTAGTTATCAGAACCGAACTGGTGGGTGGTATGGGTAAGTATGGTCGTCTTCTTGGTTGGTTATATATTGGGGACGATGAACTTTCATTGAACGAGAAGATGATTGAAGAGGGTTATGCCTGGGAATATGATGGAGGAACAAAGAATAAGAACTTCGAAGAACTCAAAGAAATTCGTCGTGCCAAAGGTACGTTAATCTAATGCAAACACTAATCAATGTTCTTGCACTTGCGTCTTTTGCTGTATCTGCTGCCGTTGTCGGTGGTGGTACTTATGTGTATCTGAATAAAGATACTATGGTTGAAAATGCAAAGTCACGAGTTACTAAAGCTGTTACGGAAGCAATCACGGATGCACTTCCCGGTTTAATTGATTCTGCAATGCCCGAACTTCCCGGTGCTACAGGAGGAATTATTCCCGAATCAACACCTTCTATGACTGGAGGAGCGGTTCCTTTCTGAGAATTGCCTTAAAATTGTTAAATATTAAAAAAACTATTGAGTTTGTAGTATGTCTGTATCTTCTTTAATGAAAAGGAATAACTCTAAGTATCGTGCAAAAACACGAAAGAATAATAGTGACAATAGATTCTTTCTCTACATTATTTTCTATCACCTTTTCAGTGGTATATCTGGTTTGTTTAATAATGACTGATGCAGGAAATTCCTGAAATTAATATCAGATCTCTATCAGTACCAGAGATTCCTGATTATCTAACAACACCTCCACAATCAATACCTACTGCTGTTCCAGTTACGGTGCAGTTAGGATTTCCTATTGTAGATATTCCTGGTTGCGTTGAGGCACACCGGGAAGGAAATTCGAAAAATACTACACTCACAGAGGATGATCCCAACGGAACATTGACTTTCTGTGATGGACACATACCATCATTTAATCCTATAAACTACGAACCAGATCCAAACTTAGGGACACCAAGTTCAACACTGCCTCCATATAAAGCACCAGATACTGATTTTAAACTTCCTGATAATAAAAATTTAATTCCAGAAAAATCAAAAGTTCCTACATCCAAAGAAACTATCGAAGAAGTTCCTGTAGAGGAAGATAGTTTTGATATTATAGAATATCTACCACCTGCACAGGCAGTTGTGTCTACGACTGTGATTGCAGCTGCCGCGGCAACCAGTGCATTGCTTGCCCGACCAGTTGCTGATTTCTTGTTAAAGATAATTAAACCTGTAGTTAAAAAGATAATCAAAAAGATACACACAAAACTTGGTAGAGTTCCACAAATTTATAGTGTTGCAGAAAGAAGAGAGATGCAAAGAGAACTTACCGAAGCATTCAGAGCAGCAAGAAAGTTAAGGGGTAAGTGATAAAGGACCTCCGAGGTCTCCTGCTTTTCTTGATGTTGGTGCTGGGATACTGTGTCTATGAGGAGGAATGACTCCACCAGGATTGGTGACGATTACATCAGCACATACTGAATAGTATGGTGACTTGGGATGAAAATAGATTCCTTGCTTTTTAAGTTCACCACAGTTCTTAAGTCTGGCAATCTCAAAGTCTAATCTCTTATTAGCAGTTAATTGTTGCTGCAATGCGATTTGTGTTGTTGCTGCTTGTTTGCAAAGTTCTTGTAGGTTTTTATCTAGGGGTTTGGACCATGTTGCAGAGAATCCAACACTTAAGTTATAGTTATCTTTTTGTCCTGTTCTTACTGGACGATAAAATTGAACATCACCTGGATTATCTAATCTACCATCACCTATAGGTAATCCATTTTTATCAAAGGCACCAAAGTTGTCAGTCATATCATAAACTGGATCATCATAATATCCTTCATATGGTTTCTGTGCCGATATTGCACCTGTTACATATGGTGTAATATTGAGAGTTGGTCCTTGACAACTGATTCCTCCACCATAAGTGTTGGTTATATAAGGACCTTGTAAAACTTGGATTGCTTGGTTGGTGACAGAACCAGAACTATTGGCAACAGGAGCTGCAGTTGCTGATACACCACCAACTGTTTCGGCATTGACTGGTGATGCAAATAATAATGCAATTATTGCGTAAAGATACTTGTGGTTGTTGTGATACTTTCTAGTTCTGTTGTTCTTTCTATGATTGTTTGATTGCTTATTCCTGCGCCTTGATAAGTTTCTGTAAACTGAAATGCTGCACCTGGAGTCGTTTGTTTCCAGTTTGGTCGATTGTTCAGATCTAAATTGGTCCATGTCGAAGTCACCCCATCGATAGTATTTGATGTAGAAGTGGTTCCCGGTGATATACTAGAACCATCCATCTCCACTCCTGTACCTGTCACACTGTATTGGTATCCTGTATTATAATTTATAGAGTTTATTACTTCAGATACTTTAGTTTTTGTTTCCGTTGTGCTTGTCATTGAACCTTGAGTAAAATTAGGCACAACAGGAACTGCCCCAACAGGTTGAAGCAGTCCGTGAATTGTACCTAATATTAATCCCAATCCAATGGATTCATATAAACGGTTCATTATCACTTAACCGTAAGTTCACTTACAAACTGACCAATTGAACTACTTCCTGCTCCACCTGCTCCTACAGTAATTGCTCCTGCAGTAGTTATTGATCCGGTAGGTGTTCCAGTACCAGCCGCAGTGGATACTTGACTAGACAGAGCAGATACTGCACCGGTAGCAGGGGCACTAGTCACCATGGCATCACCTTGAGTGAATGAATTGGTGAATGAGAAAGAATTACCATCAGTTGTTTGATATGCTGTTGGAATTACAGCAGAACTTGAAACCCCAGATGAAAGAGTTCCAAGACCTCCAATGTTGAGGTCTTCAGATCCGGCACCACCGGCAACGTCCAATGAAACTCCGTTTCCAGAAATTGAATATGTATTTCCAATTCTGTCAACTTGAGTTGCTGCAGCATCAACAGTTAGTTGAACGCTGGAAGAAAGTTTGTGAGTAATATCGGCATGTGCTGCGGGTGCCGCCAAAAACATCATTCCTAAGAACAGCAGAGATTTTTTCATTTGTCGATGCAATTGCTTTGCAAATATTTAGCATATAGAAGTTTATAAATAAACGAGATGTATCACATTGAACAATACTATGAACGAGCAGCAAAATCATTTAACTCAGTTGCTTGAGCAAAGAACTAAACTTGCATCTGATATTGAAACACTTGGAAATCAATCAGCAAGAACCAGAGAACTATATTTTAAAACACAAGGTGCCATCGAGTATCTGGAAGCAGTCGGAGTTACACTGCCCGAACCAGAGGTCACCGAAGAAACAGAAGTAACAGAAGAAGCACCTGCAGAAGAGGGTTGACGCCCTGAGGGGGAGGCAGTATAATATGTTGGTAACCAAGGGCAAGTAGCTCAGTGGATAGCAGCAACTGCCTTCTAAGCAGTCGGTCGGGGGTTCGAATCCCTCCTTGCCCGTTGTCTTTTCTTCTTATGGACCCTAGAGACCCTAGTTTTCCTGAACCACTTCAACATGTTGAGATGGATTCATCCAAGTATGTTTATGGTGGATTAGAAGTAAAGCCAATGCATCTCCTTCGTCTAATTAGTGAAATAGAGAGTGCATATCAACTCTCTAAGTACATGGCATTCGACGAAGATATGCACACTCTTGAAGAAATGAAGTCTAAGTACCTTAAAATGTACTTCAAGATGCTCAAAGAAGAAAAGGCAAACACAAACTAAAATGATGTATGTTTTTGAACGTAGTGAGAATCATCTCATTACTCACGATGGACACGTACAGTCAGGTTCTTTTCATTGTTCTCTGGACTGGTTCCTGGAAAATGTTAAAGTTCCTGTGACTGTAGTACATTGGATGCCTGATGCTTTTGGTAATAGGTATCCAAGAACAAACTATCAACGTCATATGGCAGTTGCTGGTAAGTGTGCATTGGAAAAGCAGAGTCAACCTGATTACAGTGCTAAGCATCGTAGTTGGGTATAAATAGATTAACTCGTTAAGTTAATCTATGAGAGACCAAGCAAAACTAAAGGCAAACGTAGGTAACTGGAGAAAACGCACAAAACAACTTCTTGTAGAATACAAAGGAGGGAAATGTGAGTCCTGCGGATACGATAAGTGTATTGAAGCACTTGAGTTTCACCATATTGATGAAACTACTAAAGAGTTTGCTATTGGTGGTTCTACGAGGTCTTTAGAAAAGCAGAAGGTTGAAGCAGACAAATGTATTATGTTGTGTGCTAATTGTCACAGAGAACTCCACGCTGGGTTCGATGTGTATCATAAACCTTCCTCCAATCCCGTTTAGCTCAGTTGGTAGTAGCGCTAGACTGTTAATCTGGATGTCGCTGGTTCGAGCCCAGCAACGGGAGTTGCCAGTGTAGCACAGGGGTAGTGCAGTTCACTTGTAATGAAAAGGTCGGGGGTTCAAATCCTCTCACTGGCTTGACAAGATTTCAAACTTGTCTTATAATTCTTTGGTGTGAAGGAAGTGTGCCGGGAGATTCGTCTCCCCCACTGCGGAATTAATTCAGTGGTAGAATGTCAGCCTTCCAAGCTGAACGTCAGGGGTTCGAATCCCCTATTCCGCTTCGGGTAACCGAATACCCGTAATTTTAAGTAGTATAAATACTTAACCTTTTGTTTATTTTGTAACAAAAGGATACAAACAGACTCATGTCGAGAGTCTTTTCATCCGTGGGTTAATACTCCACGAGACAAAATAGAGGTAAAAAACCAATGATCAAATCTGTATTCGCTGCAGCTGCTGCTGCTGTCGCTTTCGCTCCTGCTGCTGCCCTTGCAGGTCCCTACGTCAACGTAGAGGCAAACTCTGGTTGGACTGGTTCCGACTACAATGGTACTTCGACCGACCTGCACGTTGGTTATGAAGGCACCTTTGGTGATGACGCTTCCTACTACGTTCAAGGTGGTGCTACCGTAGTCAGCCCCGATGGTGGTGATGCTGACACCGTTCCTTCCGGTAAGGCAGGTCTGGGTCTGGCACTGACTGATGCTCTGGGTGCTTATGGTGAGGTTTCCTTCGTCGGTTCTGGCGATAAGGACATCGACCGTGGATACGGCACCAAGATTGGTCTGAAGTACTCCTTCTGATCTTTCTAAGTTAGCAAAGTAAAACCGGTTATTACAAAATCTTACCCACCCATTATGGGTGGGTTTTTTTATGGTTAAATTTAAATTAACCCTCTCTATATACACCGGTTTCTCTCATATCAACTTAACTTGATATTAACTTTATATTGGTATAATGTTTGAGTAAACCATATTACTTTAATTTA